ATTCAAACTACCTGTTTGTGAAAATGAATATCCGCTGTTTGTATCTGTAACGTTAATAGTAGCAAATTTGTTAACACTTAATGCGGCTGTACTTGCTGCTGTAATACGTCCTTGTTGATCAACAGTGATAACAGGAATAGCAGTTGTACTACCATATGCACCTGGAGTTACAGCGGTATTGTCTAATGCAATAGCAACTTGATTATTAGTAACTGTACTGGTTAATCCAGTGCCGCCTATAATTGTAAATGTATCATTTTCAACATCTATGACATCTGTGCCTGTGTCACCAGCGATGTTTAATTCACCTCCACCGCCAATAGCACCCCATGCTGTTCCGTCATATCCTTCAAAACTACTATCAGTTGTGTTGAAACGCAATTGTCCAGTAGCGGCTGTAGGTCTTTGTGCAGTTGTACCCACAGGAACTCTAATACTACTGTTTGTATCAATTATTAAATCATTTCCGTCAAATGTTAAATTAGCACTATCCTCTAGTTCACCAGCTGCACCAGCAATTACTATTCTGTTATCAGTAAGGTCACTAACCTTAACACTGTTCATAGTTACATTACCGCTAGTGTCAACAACAATAAATCCGTGATTTGCTAATCCTAAACTAGGAAGCGTAAGTGCGTTTACTTCGCCTGTAACAACAACATCAATTTGATCATTGAGTAATGGAGCTGTTACAAATGTAACAACACCGTTACTTTCCGTGTAGTCATTTGTTGGCTGAATTAACACACCATTCAGGAATACCATGCTAACAGTGCCTTGTCCGGCTTGTGTGTCAAATGCTGTCTGGCTTCCTGTTCCAGTGAAGTTTACTGTGATAAAACTTGCGTCTGCACCTGGTGTTGTACTGATCCATTCACTGCCTGTATACACATACAGTTCACCAGTAGTCCCTGTATCAAACCAAAGATCTCCTGCTGTTACACCAATACTAGGAGCAGTGGTTTGATAGTATACAGCGGAGCCGCCTCCGCCGCCTCCACCACTAACAGTTTGGAATGTTAAGTTTCCACTACCATCTAGTGCTAGTACTTGTCCTGTTGTACCTCTAGCAGTTGGAAATTTGTAGTATGTACTACCAGCTAGATCACCTATTGTTAAAATGCCAGTGTTATCAACACTTATACGTTCTGTTCCAGCAGTGGTAAATCTAATAAAATCTTCGTCGCTGTTTGTTTCTACTTTAACATGTGTGTCGCCGTCAGCGTCTTCGATTTTATCGCTGAATCCTGATCCACCGCCACCACCGGAGTTAGCTACCCATGCATAATCTGTTCCGTTCCAACTTAATACTTCATTTGTACCAGCAGTGCTAGTATTAAGATGTATATCGACGTCTGAATCACCATATTGCGCTACACCTGTAATTGTAATTTCATCAGTTGCAGCATTGGTTGTTATTGTAATGCCTGTTCCAGCTACAAATGTAAGTGTGTCTGTTGGATCGTCTGCAACTACATCACTTTGACCGCTGACACTGATTGTTTTAAATGCTTCGTTGACTGTGCCAGTTCCGCTGCCTACATCTATCCATCCACTACCGTTATAAATTTCTGCTTTACCACTTGTACTGTTAAAACGTAGCATACCAGTTTGTGCAGTTGGACGTTGTGCAGTTGTACCTGTTGGTATAACAATAGCATCTGTAGTTGATACTTTAAATATACTTCCATCAAAAGTAAAGTTACTGTCGTCTTCAAGTTCGCCGTTTGTTCCTGCTACAACAATTCTGTTGTCTGTGAGATCACTCACTGCCATACTAGGTACAACCAAGCTACCACTAAGTGTGATTGTAATAGCACCTGTAGTTGTATCTACTACTAGTATATCATTGCTAGCATCATCTTTAAGACTTAGTGCATCTGCTAGATTAGTAGGAACAACTATTTCATTTTCACCTGTTGCACCTTTGAAGTTTATGCTTTCAGTTAGATATAAGTCTTTCCAAGACTTTGTTGCACTGCCTAAATCGTAACTGTCATTTATGTTTGGAATTAGATCGCTGTTGATATCTGCATTGATATTAATGTTATCTGTATCATCATCGCCTAAATTAATATTGCCGCCTACAGTAACATTTCCAGTAACATTTATGTTGCCACCTACGTTTAAATCTTTAACAATGCCTACACCACCTGCAACTGTTAGTGCGCCGTCGTTAAATGTAGTACTTTGTGTTGCGGCAGAAATAGCAACAACGCCTGTGTCACTGATTGTTATTCTTTCAGAACCTGCTGTAAAGAATCTTAGTACATCATCGTCAGCTGACTGTTCAGCATCAATGAACGTATCACCGTCTGTGTCACTAACGCCACCTATATTTTTCCAAGCAGTGCCGTTGTAACCTTCAAATTCATTTAGCTGTGTGTTGAAGCGTATTTGCCCAGTTTGTACTACACCACCTTGTGGTCTCTGAGAAGTATTGCCTACTGGTATACGTAAACTACCAGCAGTATTAATAGTCATATTACCAGTACTGGTAGTAATCCTATCTCTTTGATGATCTAAATTTAATGCCATTCATGTCTCTCACAACTTAGTAATACTATTTATGTTGAATTAGAGTTAATGAAGATAGTATCTATTTTAAGCTCTGTCTATAAACCACATAAAATTAACTGGGTTACTTAACAAAGATGCATTAACACCAGTGATAGCACTACCTGTATTGTTAGTATATGTGGCAATCGCACTTGGTGAAAAGTTGCTATTGATTAGTCTATCATTGCCGTCATTATTTCTTGACAATGCCACGCCAACACTGTTACCTGATAAATCACCTAATAATTTAATCACCGCAGTATCTCCTGGATTTAGTGTAGCATTGGATGCTCCATGTTGACCGTATTGTAGTTCAAGACTGCCGCCGCCAGCACCTGCTACTGCGGTATCTACGTATGCTTTAGTTGCTGCATGAAGATTACTACTAGGGGCACCGCTTAGTGTTAATGTGCCAGTCATAGTCCCGCCTGATAAATTTAGTTTGTTATTTGTTAAATTTGTTACATTTGAGTTTGTTGTAGTTAGATCAGATTGATTAGCTAGTTCAACCCATGCACCTGCATGAGCAAAGTAGCCTTTACCTGTGCCATGCACATGAGCAAACATTCCGTGATATGTAGAAGCACTTGGCAGATCACCTGTTGATGAGTAGACGTTAGCAAATAGCACTTTGTTTCCTGCGCCGTCAATATCACCGGTCATTGTTCCGCCAGATAAATTAAGTTTACCTGCTAGATTGTTTGTTGTTGTAGTTGCAAAATTAGGATCATCACCTAATGCCGCTGCCAATTCATTCAGTGTATCTAATGTACCAGGAGCACTGTCTACTAGAGCTGCTACTGCATCTGTAACATCTTGATCTGATGCTAATGATCGCCATGTACCATTTTCATAAACTTCAAATTGATTTATAGTGGAGTTATAAATCATATCTCCGTTGCTAGCAGTTAATGCATTTCTCTGTGTGGTGGTTAAATTTGCTAACCTTAAACTAGTGTCTTGGACTTCTACCGTGCTAGTAGCGTCAAATTTAATCTTGTCTGCTGATCTTATTACTGTCATTGAATAAACTCCTGTTATACATATTTATAAACGCTAGTCATAAAAACAGGGGCCGTAGCCCCTGTTTCTTGTTTATTAAAACAATTACATATTATGTAAATGCAAGTTGACCTGTTGTTACAGCAATTTTTGCTAGGTAATCAGCAGCATTACCAAGCGAGCTTGCTTGGTTGCTTAGTTCTACATAACCATAACGTGTCATGAAGCTAACTACTGGCTCAAATGTACTTGGGTCAAGTACTGTACCACTACTCATTAACGGAATGTATGGGCAGTAGAACGCAGCCGCATCAGTTTCTGTTGCGCCTTTGTATCCTACTAGTACATCATCGTTAGCTGCGTACTGGTTTACGTATACTCTCATTGTACCGTTTAGTGTACCAACGAATTTTGTATTTGTTGGTGCTTCAAAAGTACCTTCTGTGCTACGTGCGAATGCTGAAGTTGTAGCACTCTGTAGTACTGTTAGTACTGTTGGACTTACAACCGCCCAGTTACCTGCACCACGACGTGTGCGAGCTGCGATTGTGTTTGCATTTTTGTTGATTAGAACTGCAAGAGCTGCATGCTCGTCACCAACAAATGTTGCTGTACCACTTACGCTACCTTGTGCGTATGTGTCTGATGCTGCACCAGCAAGACTTGTTAGGCTTGCAATGATTTCTTGATCAATTTCAGCAGTAATTTCTTGTGCAAGAGCTTGCATAATTTCTGCTTCAACGTCAAGACCATGCATGCTTTGTGCGTCTTGTGCTGCTTCAAATGTCCAACGTGCTGATAGCTTACGTGATTTAGCTTCAACAGTTTGCTTTAGAACTTGAATGCTTAGTTTTTTACCAGCATCGCCTTCTAATGCGCTTGTTGCCGCCGCTTTATCGTCCGCTGCACCTGAATAACCAGCTGCGATTTTGAATGGGCTTAGTGCCTCATCGCCTGCTGATGTGTCAATACCACTCGTTGAGTTAAATGCTTCTGCATAACGTACACGAAGTGTGTGAATTTGTCCAACTGGGCCTGTCATAGGCTGTACTCCAACGATCTCGTTGGCGATAACAGTTGGCATAACACGTCTAATTACTGGAAGAATTACTTTGTTAAGTGTTGCTACGTTTCCTGCTTGAGTTGCACCAGTTGTAGCTGCCTCTGCGAGGTAGTTCTTAGTGTTCTCAAGTGTTGTTTCCATCACTTTTTTCTTAGTCCCAGTTAGACCGTCTGTTAGAGCTACTTTAGTTTCGCTCCAATTTTCCATTAGGTTGTCTGCCATTTCGGTCTCCTTAACTAATACCGGCTAGTTTTTGAAGGTAAACAATATCAGCTGTCTGCGTGTCAGCTGATGCTGATGCTTTGGCTTTGTCACCAGTGACTTCTGTTACAGATTCACTGAGTACCTTCTTTTGTGGTTTTTTAGCATCTTCCTTCAATACTGATGGTAGATACTTATTAAATGCATTTTGTAGCTTGTCAGTTTTTACGCTTTCAAGCAATGCACCCATAATCTCTTTATGGTCTTTGCTGAGAGGTTGCATCATTTCTTGCATAATTTGCTTTCTTTCTGCTGTATCAGCAGCAATACGAGCACGTTTTGCGCTCTCTTGTACTAATACTTCTTTCTCAGCAATGGCTTTGTCTTTGTTTTCAATCTCACCTTGTAGACTTTCAACTACTTTTGATAACTTAGAAACTTCTGTTCCTTCGTTTAAGTAGCTACCCATAAACTCAGCTGCAAACGTTTCGAAAATCTTACGACCAAAGGTATTTTCTTTAGCTGTTTTGATATCTTCACGTAGTGTGTTAAGTTCACTCTTGAGTGTGTTCTCAAGAATTCCGTTAACCTTTGTTGCGGCTGTTTTAACGAAGTCTGCTTTAGTTTGATTAATAACTTCTTTGCCTTCTTTAATCATTTTGACTTTTGCTTCAACTAGTGAGCGTTTGTCCTCATGAAACTCATTGAGCTCCTTAGTGAGTTGTTCCATAACAAAGCCTTCTAGCCTTGACATGTTTGATTCTTGAACAACTCGGTCTTCGCGAAGTTCGTTAATTTCTTTGCGAAGTGTATCCATCACAAATGAATCAAGCAGTTTTGCATGCTCTTTCATATGCTTGCGATAGGCTACACGATCTTCTGCAACTTTAGCTTTGTCTGCGTGGAACTCTTCAAGTTCTTTTGCAATAACATCACCAATCATTGTGTCTGCGGCTTCAACAATCTGCGCTTTGTCATTTTCATAACGTTGTGCAAATTCTTCTCTAAGTTCAGCTGTGATTGTCTCACGAGCTTCTGTTAGTTGGGTATCCCAAGCCTCAGATAATGAAGATCTGACCTCTTCGGAGAGCGTATTTGAGTTTAATAGTTCATCCATTGCATGAGCCATATTAATCTCTCCTATACTTCAGGTTTTTTATAAAATTTGTCACCTCTTCCTGGAGATAACGTTGTGCGCCTTTGTCGTGTCTAGTTGCACTAGCGACATCCAAAAGTACATTACCCCTACTATGATTCATAATTCTTTCATAGATTGGATCAGGGTAAGCATCAGGAGCACTTGGATTTGCTACGATGTCTACGGTAATAATCTCAAAATCTTTAACTATTCCGCTTTCGTTAACATTGCCACTGCCTCGGCTTGACACGCCTAGTTTTACACCACTCTCTAATAGGGTTTTACAAATGTTTCCCATTGGAGTTGGTAGAATTTTAAGTTTGCCGATCCCATTTGCGCCGTCTGTATCCATTTCTGTGATCATGTGACTTACACGATCTAAATTGATATTCAGGTCATCTGGATGATCAGCTTCACCTAATACACTGTATCCACCTTTAATTTTTTCATTGATACTTTTTACAGCACTATGAAT